GGCGCCGCGAGCGTCGTCCGCGGATTCGGCGGCCAGACCTTGTGACGGCGCTCCTCCGTCCGCGGTGGCCGGAACACGGGATCTTGCGGCAGGTTCGGGAAGCCCGTCTTCTTGAATGTGCCCGGCGCTGGCATCAGCTTGCCCGGGCGAAGCCGTAGGCCGGCGGCACGATCTTCCTCGACCCGATCTGCCCCCGGGTCGCCTGGCTGATCGCGGACGCTTCCCGCGCCCACAGCACATAGCCCGTGCCGTCGGAGATATGCGTGCGCTGATAGTACGGATCTTCCGGCTTGTGGGACTTCTTGATATGGGAGCCATCGGGCGCCCAGAGCACCTGTTCGTAGTCGCTGATCAGCTCCGTGCAGGAGGAAGCCACTTCATGCCGGATCGTCTGCCCACCACTTCCCAGCAGAAAGTTGACGAGGTTCACCCGATCTCGATCTGGGGGGTTCTTCTGTGGCACGGCCAGCCGGACGCGCAGGCCGCTCATGGCAGCGAGGAGGACCTCGTAATCCGTTTTCCCGGTCTGGGCATGCACATGTGTCCCCATGGCATCACCACAGAGGACGATTTCGTGCCGGTGGGATCCGAAGCGTTCCTTCAAGCGTTCGCCCATCTCTGGGAGCGAGCCGGGGCGAAGTACGACCTCATCTAACGCCCGCCAGATCCGCCCGTGCTGCTGCATGACGACACAGCAGAGCGGGTTGGCATTCACATCGATTCCTAAGTAGAGCGGCGCCATCGGGTCGATCTTCTCGGGTCCGATCGACTTGTTCACGTGCAGCTTCCGGTCGAACGCGGCATAGGCGCGGTTGCCCAGCAAGCCGGGCAGGAGTTGGCCGTCAATGCGAATGAGGCGGTCGAGCGAGCCGGGCGGATAGAGCCGCTGCGCCATCTGGAGCTGCTCGGACGTGATGTGCGGGTTGTCCCGCATCGCGACGTTGATGATCTTGAAGTCCGCTGGCGCTCTATGGTTGAGCCACGGCTCGATCTTCTCGGCCCAGAGCCACTGACACACCCCCCCCGCTTCCCCAGGCGCGGGCAGGAGTGTGGCAGCGATGCGGATCCGGAAGGACTTCCCGGCCGCGAAGCGGATCGAGCATTCGCGGTAGACGGGCCAGTCGGGCGGCTCGTCGAAGTCGATCTCGTCGACCGCGGCGCCTGCCATCGTGTCCGCGCCCTGCTGGCAGCTCTTCAGGACGATCGACCAGCCGTCCTTCCCTTGGATCTCGAAGTCAGGGACGGTGCGGATCTTCGCAATCTCGGTTTTGGGAATGAATGCTTCCGGGCCGGCGTACCCTTCCCACTCGAAGAGATAGGGAAGGATGTTCTGCCGAGTGGCGGCATTCGTCTTCGAGACGATCCAGATTTTCTGGGCCAATCCCGACCGGACGAGACGCGCCACACGGGCACACAGCGCGATGGTCTTGCCGGATCGATTTGCCCCCAGCATATGCACTTCTCTGGTGTCATCATCGAGGCAGAACTCCTCCTGCTTCGCATAGGGCTCGAAGCGCTCGAGGGCATCGGTCTGGAGGCGCCGCCCATATTCGTCGGCGCACTCGACGGCGTAGTCGAGATCGTGCATCTAGGCCACCTCGCCGAACCAGCGGATGACCGCGGCCGCCTCAGGCCAGGTCCGGAACTGCTCCCGCCGGTGCCGGACGCGCCGGACCATCTGCGTCCAGACCGGATGGCGATCTGCGGGCGCCGGCGCCACGACGGGGATCCATTCCCGGTCCGTCATCAGGCTCCCAAGCGTGGGTCCGTAGATGGCCCGGCAGAGCGGGCACGGACACGACATCGCGCAGCTATGCATCGACCGGCACCAACACGTGGCAGGCGGGACACTGTTTCCCGGGAATCACGAGCTTCTGGACGGTGCCGACCACCGCCGCGATCAGCTGTTTCTGGCTCTGTTCGGCGGGGGAGCGACGAACGGCGTGCCCATTGTGGACATCGAGGAGCATCGCGAGCTTCGTCATGCCTTCCGACGCCCGGAGCACGCCCGTACTCGCCATCGAGAGCTTCTGGATGACGGATGCGCACTGCCCGAGCAGCTTGGCCGGGTCCTCGAGCTCGCCCGCGTCGACTTCCGCCTGCACGAGCTCGGTCAGCTTCGTGACGACGGGCTCGAGGCGCTCCCACGCCGCGACGAGCGTCCGTCCTGCCTTGAGCGTCGCCCGCGATACTTCTGCCACGGGCTGCCCGGACAGCCGCGTCAGGCCATCAGGATCGGCAAGGCTCGTCGCAGGGCGGCGTTCCACACGGGCTAGACCGTCGTCGGGGGAGGCGGGGGATTGAGCGCGCCCTGGAGCGCCTGATCGACGCCCTGCAGCTGCGTGACGACCGCCTCGACATCGGCTGCGCTCACGCCACCGCTCTGACTCAGCTTCGCGATGATGGCTTGCACGTCGGTCGAGATCGATGCGACGATGGCGTGGAGATCGTCGAGAGCGCTCATGATTTTGTCGACTTTCTGCTCGATCGCATCGAGCCGGAGGATGACGGCGGTCTGGAATCGGTTGTCATGTCCCACTGGTGATCCGCACCATCTGCGCCGGGGCGAGTTTTGCGAGAGCCGCCACAGCACCAGCGCTGCCACTAGCAGCCAGATCGCCCCCAGCGGCGTGTGCAGCCAGGCCAGCAGTGAGTCCGGCAGCCAGGGCCTCTGCGGCACGGATCAGGATCGCTTGCCAGTTCACCGCACGACCTGGGACACGATGATGACCCGACAGGCGCAGACCGCCTCCCGGACGATCCGGAACGCTGCATCGTCTGGGTCCGTCGTGATCTCAGGTCCCGGCAGATGCTGGCCGCAGCGCGGACAGATGCGATCCGCCAGCCGCATTAGGTCGCGCCCGGATCCGACTTCTGCGGCCGCTTCGCCCATTCCGGTCCAGGCCCCTTGTCCTCGTTCGTCACTTCCGTCCCGTAGCTCGAAAAGGGCGGGAACTTCCCCACTTTCGCATTGCCAATCGATCCCGGGCCGATCTTTTCGTAGCCGTCCGTGAAGTCTGCCACGTCGCCCTCCTAGGGATGCTTCTTGTCGGGCAGGCTGTCCTTACCCTCGTCGTAATCGATCACGGGGCCCGGCGTGAACTTCCGCTGCGACCAGTCATCGCCCGCCGTGCCCGATCCCTTCTGCTTCGAGAAGGCTTCGTTCGCCTCCTCGGTCCCGCAGGGAGACGGCACCCGCTCACCCGAATCCTTGATCGGCTTGTAGCCATCCATGAACCCGCCAGTGCTGGCCATACGCCGACTACCTATGCCCGCAGCGGATCAGTCGTCAGGCTCCATCGGCCACTCTGGCATGGACGGATCGACATAGAGGCGATCGAAGTAGTCGGGATCGACGTACTCAAGGAGCGCCATCGAGGCCGCCTGCGCCACCATCGCCCACAGCCACGGGATCGCGTCCTCAGCCTCCCATCGATCCATCATCGCTCTCAACCAGTCCGCCGCGTTCTCACTCATCGTCGCTGCCGTAGTATCGGGGCTGCTGCACGTCGTAGGGATTCGGCCGCTCGTACGTCCCGACATACGGTCGCGGCAGCGACCCGAGGCAGTCCATCCCGGGCAGGCAGTTCCCCGGCATCGGCTGCACCGGCAGTGGCAACCCCCTCCTGATCACCGGTCGCATCGGCTGCATCGGCCGATTCGGCAGATTGGGTTGGACGGAATACTGCACCAGGACCACGACCCCCACCAGCCAGAGTGTCTTCATACCTCAGAACCGTACCACCGGACCCTACAAACGTTCCAGATCACCCCTCTCGTGGGAGGGAAGTTTCCCGTGTCCGGGTCCTCTTCGGGCGGTCAAAGCCGGTTGGCACCCCCTGGCATGGATGCACGATGACGCGGTGCATTCGTGCATCATCGCCAGCAACATTACGCTGCGACTTCAGAGGCATGCGTGGAAGCTCCCCTAGTCGTCAACTGTGCCTGCTCACCGACGCTGAACAGTGGCCACGCAGTGAAGCGCGACAGCAGCCACGCCGTGAGATGTGCGGTCGTGGTGAGCGCAGGCCGGCGCGCCAGAGCGTGGTGATTGCCGCGCAGAATGGGGCAACCGTGATCGCGGCGCCAGGCATTGACGATGCGCCAGCTCAGCCGACTGCCGTTGAGTCGCCGGATGCCAAGGCGGTGCAGGAATGCCAGGATCGCGGCGTGGCCGATCAGGGCTTGGTCGTGATGTTGCAGGAGTGCGGCATATTGGCGTTGGAGCTCAGGGGCCTGTGCGGCATGCGCGGCGCGTTCTCTGGCGTAGTTCCGTTTGCCTGGCATGCTCAGGAGGACTGATAGTCGGTTTTATCATGGTCCTCTAGTTGACAGCGTATCCGTGCTGAACGGAGAGCGTGTCAAGTGCCAACTTTCCTTTGCTCGTCCGTTTGGCCTAGTCCACATGCCGCAGTCGGAGCGTACATGGTCGAATTGAACACGAGTCGTTACCACGGATCCCTCAATGTTACGCAGAGTGCGTAGGAGGACTGAGACGATGGCCCTGTTTGACTTCGGGATCAAACTCGCGCGCCCTGTGAGCCGCGTCTATCGGGGTGCCGCCGCGATGTGGTCATGGACGATCGTGTTTCACGATCAGCCAGACGTGATCTACCATATCGTGCGGCGCACTGGGAATCTTAAGCGCTGGAGCGATGCCTAATACAAAACCCGTCACCATCTCGCTGCCGGCTGACGTGCGCGCGGCGCTCATCGCCCGCGCACGATCGGAGCGCCGCAGCGTCAGCAACATCGCGGCCGTGCTCCTGGCGTGGGCGCTCGGCTGTCAGCCCGCTGATCGGGCAGTCTTGCGCGCACGCAAGGCGGTCGAGTCCTGATCGCGGCAGTCTTGCGCGCGCAGGTAGGCTGCCTCGCGCGCCATGACTTCCTCTTCGGCGCTGGCAGAGGCCAGCTCGAGCTCGTCCACGCTGATCGGCTCGCGCCAGCCGCGCGCTTGCCGGCGCGTATGGCCGCGCACGACGTAGTGCCAGCAGGCGCGATGCACGGCGGTCTGGCAGTAGCGATCCTTCGTGCCGGCGATCTGCTCGGGAGCGTCGTGGTAGACCGAGGCGCGCACGAGTGCGGTGATCGCTTCGTCCCACAGATCCTCGATGGCGACCTGGTAGCGACTGGCCACGCGGGCCACGTGCCGCCGCGCCCAGGGCACGACCCGGCGCACGGGCGCCGGCAGGTAGCTCGGCACGGGAAACGCGGAGCGATCGAGCGCCGCCGTCGCACTCGCGTCCGCCGCCATTCGTCCACGCACGGGCCACCCCTCACGAGGCGACGGCGGCTTAAGTCACGCGCAGATAGCAAAGCGGAGCGATCGGCGCAACGCACTCGCCTGACACACGGAGCCGCCGTGCCTCAGTTTGGCGAGATGCGCTGCGCGGATCGCTCATGGATTCGCCTCGAAGAATGCGCGAGCAAAGCCAGGCGGCGTGATCGCATCGGCGGGGAGCGCGTTCTCCCTCGAGGTCCGCCATGTCGAAGCTTTCGTGCGCGCGCGAGGCCGCTTGTATGGCACGACGAATTCGCCCCAAATGCAGGTGGGCTTATGGCCCGAATCGCCGTATTGCCACTGATAGAACTCGAGCCGCGCTGGCCCGAGATAGCGGCGGAGCAGCGCGCGTGGATTCTCGAGCGCCCACCAGCGCGGACGATAGATCGCGACCGCGCGCAAACAGGCATCCACGACTGAGAGGGCGGCGAGGAGCTCGTCACCTTCAGCTGGATAGCGATTCCGGGCGTAGGAGAACGCCGTACAAGGGGGTGCCGCGAGTATACCGTGCACGGGGATGGTTTGCGCGGTATATAGTCGCACATCGTTGGGAAGGTCAACGATTTCCACCTGATAGCCAGCCTCACGATATGGCGCAGACCATGCGCCACTACCGCCGCAGAGATCGAGAATCAGCTTCATGCCGTCACGCCAAGTCCGCGTAACTCGGCGTCGATCTCGCGCAGATCATTGGCCGCGTCACAGACGCCGTGCCAGTCTTCCACGTCGGCCTTCACGCGCAGATAGCGCATGATCTCGCTGCGCTCGTGCTGGAGCTGGAGACGCCGGTCCTCACGCAGCATCATGCGATTTCTCGCCCGTGACGTAGCTGAAGATGGTCCCAATGGCGTCGTGGGCGCCTTTACAGACCTCCGCAGCGTATCCCTCGGCCTGGAGCATGCCTTGCCAGCGCGCTTGGCTCATATTCGATCTGGCGCGTTTTTGCCGCTTCATCTCGACGTACAGCCCGTGATAGCCATTGCGCGCCACCGGCAGGCAGAGATCGGGCACGCCCGCCTGCATGCCCTCGCGCTTCAGCTTCTTCGCCTGCTTCCAGCTGACGCGGGCGCCATTCGGGATGGCGTAGAGCAACGCGAGGCAGGGGAAGCGATGCGTCATCAGCGCCGCCCATTCGATGACCGCTGCCTGCTCGTCGCTCTCGCTTGGGATCACGCGAACCATAGCTTGAGCTCGTCTTCGCGCCGCGCGACCAGACCTGGCAGCGT